CTGGAAAGGTCTACAGTATGAAAATTGGCCGCACTGATCTAGGTTATGATGATGATGGGTTGATCGGCGCAATCGCAGCAGGCCGCTATATCAGAGCCAGGTACGGACTAAACGGAACGGTAACAGTAACACTCGATAGACTGTTCAAGTCATTACAGGCCGCTTATTGTGTAGGCATGGGTATTGAATCGGTTGGAGGGGTTGAGTTTGTCAGGATTGAAGATATGATTCATTTCTTCAATAATACCGTTATTTTGAACGTTTCAAACCGGATTGCAGCCGAAACAATTGTAAAAGAATACTATCCAGAATTAGCTTTTAATCGGATTATTGCCGGTTATAATGCGTTTGATTACGAAACTCTTGGTGGTATTTACGAATACAACACAGCAAATAAATACAGCACTTGTATAAAGCCGGTTGATAAGCAGCTTGAAATTGTTTCGCCATATCGTACTGATATGTCAGGGGTAATAAAGCTAATTAAAGAACCGGCAGAAAATAGAGATGTACAGGGCGAAAGCGATATTTTTATACTTGATACTATTCGCGACGGTTCAAACTTCATTGTAAGGACTTCACAGGGTTTCACACAGGCAGAAGCCGAAAGTAATACTGATGTTCTGTTAAACCTGATGTTAACACCGGCCAGAATCATACGCCGGTGGGGTTCGTTTCTTCGTGGATTTTTGGAAAAATATCTAACTTCTTCGCTTGTTTGGCAGACTTCCGACAAGAACACAAAGTTAAAGAGTACCGAAACAGGCGGAAGTGAAATAGTTGAAAACGCTTCAATATTGGTTTCAACGCTAGCTAATCCGCTTTGGCATCCCGAGATATTTACTTTAGAAGTTCCGGCACTTGAAAATGATATTGAACTTATCAAATCGAACCCTTACGGATTGATTCAAATTACATCAACTGAATACGGTTGGATATTAGACTACAAGAGTAAAAACGAAAACGGCAAAAGTGAATTTATACTTTTACGTTGTAATACTGACTACGTTACTCCAGGCGGTTCGCCTGTTTACCCTGCATCAATTACTATCAACAAAACTATTACCGGATTTCCTGAAGATTTGGAAACTAAGTTTAGAGTTACAATACTCTCGAGCGGTGGCGGTTCGTACTACGATTTAACAATTACTCAGGGTGTTCCGCTTGTACTTACTAATGTCCCTTATGGCGATTATATTGTTACTGAAACATTCATTCCTGAAGGTTACGCGCTGACTTCAATAACCGGCGGAACGTTTACGATTGATAAAGATAATTTGCACTTTGTTGTTGATATTGTTAATATAAAATATGATTCAGTGAAGTACGGCGGATTGTATAATAATATGGCCGTTCGTGATGCAAGAGAAATAACAGCATCCGGTTATTCTGTAGCAACAAAAACAGATTTTGAAATATTACAAACCTACTTGGGCGGTGCTGCAATTTCAGGAGGTAAACTTAAAGAAACAGGTTTAATATATTGGAACACTCCAAACACAGGTGCGACTAATGACTTTTTATTTAACTTTAAAGGCAACGGTCAAAGAGGGTCAAATGGGGTTTTTGATTCATTAAAAAATAGCGGGTACGTGTGGACTGAAATTTATGCAGGGTACTTGGATAATTACTATCAATTCTATTGTACTTATAATTCCGCTGCATCTGTAGCTAATAGCGTAAAATCAGAGAAGTATGGATTAGGGTTAAGAATAATTAAAGATACACCAACAGCAGCCGACTTACTTAAAGCAGACGGCCAGTCATGTGATCCTTACATTGATCCATCGGGATACGTTTACGAAACTGTAAAAATCGGAACGCAGGTTTTTGTTAGATCAAACGTAAAAACAAAACATTACCGCAACGGTGATTCAATTCCTGTAGTTACCGACAACACGGCATGGGCTGCATTAACGACCGGCGCAATATGTTACTACAACAACGATATAAACAACGCATAAAATGATAAACATCCCCATCGCTCAATCCCTCCGATTCAGGCCGATCAATAACGACCTTCCAAACTTCGACAATACATTCGCGGCTGATATTGACGGGTTTCCGTACGCCTTTACTCAGTATGTTAATCCTGAAACTATACCGATACAAATAGTAACACCAGATGATAACGAATCATTGGCATACTTGGATTTGATTCATAACGGCACACGGACGCGAATAGTTGACGAATCAACGACTTACATAGGGACGCTGAAATACAATACTTTCCCTGTTCTGTTGGGTAGCTATTCAGGCCAATGCTGCTACATGGAGGCATTCTTAGAAGTTAACGGAGGTGGTGAAGTACTTTCATACCGTTCTGAGCGGTTCAGTATATTGGAACAACCTAAATATTTGCGTTTGGATTGGTTCAATTCTGAAAACTCGTTTCAGATGGATTATTCAGCTGGGTTGGTTCATTCGATGTGGATTGATGCAAAACAATGGAAGCTACAGCCTGCCGGTGATGCTTCAATTTACATGAATCAAGGCGAAGTTGTTAAGTTAAAGGAAACAGTGCAGCGGGTTTTTCTGTTGGAATGTGAAGTTCCGTATTATATAGCTGAACAAATGGTTTTAGCAATGGCACACGATAGATTTTATATCAATTCGATTGAATTTGTTACTGAGAAAAAGGCCACAATTACACAGTTAGGCCAGTCCGCTATGTATTCATTTTCGGCTGAGGTAAAGCAAAAGACTATAATCGGGTTGAACACTCACGACGTTGGATAGTAATTTTATCAACAAATTGAGCAAAAGGTAAATAAGAACTTAAATTTGCAATGAATGGAAACAAATCTGAAATATATAAACCTAATTTGCACCGATCTGGGCGGCGTTGGCGGGCATAATCTGAACATTGCAGGGGAAAATGAGATTTGCACTCTTTTAGGTGGCACCGGAGGGCATTTATTGGAAATCAACGCACTGAATGAAATATGCACTATTCAGGGAGTAACGGCTGGGCATTCGTTGAACTTGGCTGCGTTGAGTGCGATAGGTGATACAGCATACAGAACTAATTTGGAGGCGTGGAAAAACATTCAGGAAGGGACAGTTTTGAGCCTTCCGGATAATGCAGTTGTAACAACAGTAGGAGGTAATTATATTGTTTCGGTTGATGGAAAATTTATTTTAACAGTCGAAGGGTTTATTCCTTTAGATGCAATGAGGACATTAACAGGCGATCCAGTAGTAACAAAAAACAACGAATTTATAACAATTTAAAAACTTAAAATCATGCCAAACGTACCAATAGTAACAGAAGTAACAAAAGCTGAATTAGATGCACTTGTAGCAGCCAATGGGCTTAATGAAGGCTTGCAGTATAAAGTAACTGACAAAGGGTGGTTACTTGTAGCAACATCAAATAATACATTAAAAGCGGCATCGGGAACAATTAATACAATTAATGAATTATTACCTACATATATTGACGCGGATATTGTAATTATTGATACAGGAGTAATTACTGATGCGCTAAGTCTTTTCGAGATTAAAAGACGTAATGACTTTGTTTTCTCATCTATGTTTATTGATAATCAAGGAGGAGCATTTGATCTTTTAACATTAGTAGATGCTCAGAATGAATTTGATTTATGTGCTATCCAACCATTAGATTCAGCATGTAAATATTTCACATCAGCATCTGGCATACTGCTGACTAATGGTCAAGCTGTAGATACTTCAAAAAAAATATACGAAGGATTTTATTTTTTAAACTCTGATCCAATCGGAAATAAAACTATTCGTGCGAAAATAGAGTTAAAAAGAATGTTGTTTTAGCTCAACAAGGGAACGACATGAAACTTTTAACCGCCATACTACTACTCATAACCCTGACCACAACGGCACAGACTTACAACCTATCGCAAATGTCAGCATGTCAGGTTAAACGTGGCGAAATGATAGGCCGTGCAGTTCAGAACGATGTGGGCGATATAGTAAAGTTCTCAATCAAATCAGATCCGACAAGATGCCTGGATATTGACAAACAAAGCCGGATAATCATAGCGAACGAAAAGCGATGGAACAAACTACCGGAAGGACTTTATATAGCTCATATCCAACTGAAGCACGGAAAAGATTCATTTATTGCGACTGTTAAAGTTTACAAACGATGCACGATGAACCGCTGACAATACCGGAAGCACAACAGGCCAGAATTGAAGTCGAAAGGCTGGGAGGGTGGCAAGTTATCGGATGGGTTCAGGATTCAGGATGGGAAGCGGTGGTTAATATGGGCAAAGAGTGGGGGCGGATATTAGAGGACGGGACAATGCGAATAAACGGAGAAATGGTGCAAGATAAATCAAAGGCTTTGACGTTGGAGTATTCGGGGATGTGGGGTGTTGGTTGGGAAGTTGAGGCACAACCGATGGCGGTATTGAAGCATAAAGTGTATCGTAAACATAAATACTTAACTAACTTGTAAGACTATGGCACGGGGATTCCTTGAAGATTCGAAAGGCAACAAATCAAACAGCCGGTTAATTGGTGATGTTTTGATTGGGTTTGCAATAGTAGTTTCAATCGCATTTATTGTGATTAAAATTGTTAAGCCTTCAATTGATTTGATTAATTTAGCACAGGCGATTGGGTTGCTGTTTGGAACGGTTACGGGTTTAGCCCTGACATTTCTCGGATTTCAAAAACGGACTGAAAACAAAGAACAGTTATGACAGATCACGTACACGACATAGTTATGGATCAGGTACATGATTTATTTACAAAATATAAATCAGCACTGATTAAAAATGTTATTACTATTAATCTTTCCGTATTGGCTATATTAATCACTATTTTTAGCCTTGTACTTTCGAGCATAGATACTAAGTTAGATAAAATTATAACGATTGCAGTAAGTGACGGGCAACAGGATGTTAAGATCGAAACAATTAACAGCACTTTGTTCCGGCATGATAACGAAATAAATGAACTTAAATTACAACTTCATAAATTTGAAGCAATAATCAGAGAAGAAAAACCCTTAAAAGATCATTCAAATGGAAATTAGCGTAATATGTAAAGCCTGCCAGTTCGGACCATGCAAGTTAGGTGATTTAGCACACAACTGTCAATCAACCGTTAAACCGGCAAACGTTTACACCGTGCAGGATATGGTAAACTTTCAAATGGTGCAAATCTTAAAGGCACAGGAATGAAACTCGAACTTAAACGCAAGGCACTCCGCGAAACCTACACGATAGGCCGTTTATATATTGACGGTGATGGATTTTGCGACACATTAGAGGACAAAGTAAGGCCGGACGGTGTAAAGATTTGGGGCGAAACTGCAATACCGGCAGGAACGTACAAAGTCATTATAACCGAATCAGCACGATTTAAGAGGCGTTTGCCGTTGTTGGTTGACGTTCCAATGTTTGAAGGAATTCGCATCCACCCAGGTAATACGGCAGTTGATACGCACGGTTGCATTTTGGTTGGAGTTAACAGCGTGAAAGGTAAAGTAACACAAAGTCAGTCCACGTTTAAGAAGTTATTTGCGTTGATGGAAAAGGCTGAAGATATCACTATTGAAATAAGGAACCCATGAAAAAATACATTCCCCACTTCATTATTGCATCGTTACTCATAACGATAGTAGTATTATTCACTACATGGAACGCACAGCAATCAAAACAACGCCGTGCAATCAGTGATTCAGTGCTACAAATAGAGCGACTGAACACACAATTAGCCATTGATTCAACCGTAATTAGCGGCAAAGATTCGATCTATCATAAACTGATTTCCGTTGCACGTGAATCAGAGAAAGCACGAAGGCAATTGAAGCGGGAAAACTCACAGATACTAACAGCACTTGAAGCCGAACGGGCGCGGGTGCAAGAGTTGAACGATTCTGAGGCAGTAGGGTGGTTCCTGGATTCAAACGGGGCGGAACATTATCCGGTCGTTAAGTATGATTCAGGCTATATCATTCCGCTTGATGTAATTCAATCGGCTAATATGACCGCCGTAGACGCGCGCGGGTTGGCTGAGTTAAACGTTAACCTGTTGCAACAGGTAACAGGCTTAGAAGGTGAGTTAAGCGGCTGTAACGAAGCATTAAAGAACCGTAATGAAGTGATTGATGTACTGAATCACAGTTCAGGCGTAAAGGATAAACAGATTGCGGAGGCATTGGCACAGGTGCAGTCCGCTGATAAGATCGCACGAAAGGAAAAAGGTAAGCGTATCTTGTGGCAGGGTATTGCCGGAGTTGCTGCGATACTTGGTGGCGTGTTTTAGTTGGTTTAGTTGGTTGTTGTGTGTTGCCCCGTCCGGTTGTGGTTTTCCGGCGGGGTTTTTCGTTGATATATGTCAATGGTAAGTAGAATAAATCTCAATATGATAGTGTATAAATGTCATCGGTGTTAATGTCGAATGTATATACAATTGTATTAATTTAGCATCTACAAACTAATACTAAAAGCTATGAATCCACATATAGAAAAATTCCAAAAACAGCAAATCGAAAGATGTGCTTTCATAAAGAATAAAGCTAATGATAGGATTATCAATTTAGAATCTGAAATAGCAAAATTAAAGGAACAGATTAAAATTGAAAAGGCTATAATAAAGGAAGCAAATACAGACATAGAACATTATTCAGATTTATAAACCAAACAGCTTCGCCCACCGGCTACACGGGGCAAACCAAATGAACAAAAGTATATTAAAATCACTATTGAAACAAGGATTTTCGAAAGAAAATATCCGACGTGCCGACCTGAGCGGTGCCAACCTGATCGGTTCCGACCTGAGCGGTGCCAACCTGAGACGTGCCGACCTGAGACGTGTAATTATAAATTATTTAACAAATAATTTCAATATTGCTTGCCCAGAAGAAGGTGAATTTATAGGGTACAAAAAGGCAAAAGGCAAAATTATAACAATAAAAGTTCATGCCGATTCATTAAGGAGTTCAGCAACAACTTCAAAATGTAGGTGCAATAAAGCTACTGTTATAGATATAGAAGGAGGCGAAAGCGTATTTTCTGATTATGATAGTAGTTTTATTTATGAAATAGGTAAAACTGTTAAGGTTGTAGATTTTGATACAAACAGATGGAACGAATGCAGCACCGGTATTCACTTTTTTATGAACAAAGAAAACGCTAAAACATACAATTAGCCATGAAACAAATCAACATCAAGTTAGAACAATGCCAGATCGATCACCTAAAAACGGTCGGTAACAGGTCGGAATATGTAAGGCGACTGATTGAACAGGATAGCAATAAGATATGCCGGTTTAAATACGCCGCTGATCTTATTACTGAAATGTGCATCAAGGCAATGCGCGAGAAAACCGAATTAGAAATTATCTCGATGCTTGGGATTATGTTAGCCGGGCAAATGTCGGGGAGTGATCAACTTGAAACGATTATGGGGAGGGTTGGGAAATGAGCTACGGATTAGACTACAACGGGGGGCCGTATCACGTTGGCAAATGCCCAGAATGTGGAGCATCAAACGGAGACTGCACCGATGGAATATGTGAAGATTGCTTTGCCGATATGCCGGTATTGTGCCATCAATGCGGCACCCATTACCCACCAGATGAAATGTGCGGCTCAATCTGCAAAGTATGTTATGACTGGGAACGGAACGGCAAAATGGAAGAGGTAGAGAGTGTTTGGAGTGCGGAACATTGATAAGTATCAATAGTAATAAGGATAAATGTCAACGGTTAATTTAACCATAGTATATACAAATAGCTTAATTTAGAGGAAAATTTAAAACCACAAAATATGCCACACTTCAGAGAATTTATCGATCCAAACTTCCTTTGTAATCTGGACTTTCTGGATGACAATGGAACGTATCAACGCAAAACGGTAACCATTACCGGCGTTACAAAAGAAGAAATACACAATGGAAAAGGCGGTAGTGAATTAGTTGCAACCGTTCACCTTGCAGAAACAAAGCCTTTTGTACTCAGCAAAAAGAACCTAAAAACATTGGTTCGGATTACACGCAAAATAAATACAGACGCATGGAAAGGTGTTCGGATAGAATTGTTTATAGCCGAAAATCAAAAGGCGTTCGGTAATATTTTCGATGTTATACGTGTAACTGAGAAACTACCTGCACCAGCGAAAACTATCGACTATTCACAGCAGGAAAAAATGCTACGTGAATGTAAAACTATTACTGATCTGCAAACTATTTATACCGGATTCAGTGTAGATCAAAAGAATGGAACAGTATCAGTTAAGGAAGAAATGAAAGCCAAGTTAACACCCAAAGCCGTATGAACTGGAAACCAATCGAACAATTAACAAAAGAGTGGTATGATCTGAAAGTCAGTAAGATTTCAGGCACCCGTTTCGGTCAGGTTATTTCAGGCCGTAAAAATGCGTTGATTTACGAACTATTAAACGAGAAGTTAGACGGGTTTATTATGCCGGATGATTATACTTCTGATGATATGCAATTCGGGATTGATAATGAACCTATTGCAATGGACTTGTTAGAACAATACGCCGGAATGAAGTTTAGCCGTGGCGGTGTAATACTTTCGGATTATAGCGATATCCACATGGCAAGTCCGGACGGTGTTAACGAAGAAAACGGAGTTGTCGCTGAGGTTAAATGTACACGATACGGGTCAAAGCAAATACAAAGGTTCATTGAAGGGCCAGAGTCGGACAAAATGCCACAGATTATAAATTACTTTGCTCAATCGGAAACGGTTAAACGGGTATTGTGGGCGTCATATTGTCCGTACAGGCCAGAGCGGAAGTTGGTTGTTTGGGTGTATGAACGCGAACGATTTGAAAAAGAAATAAAGGCCGGAATACTTGGCATAAAAGCAATTGAATCACAATTAACATACATAGAAAATAAATTCACATTTTAAAACCACAAAACAATGGAACTAACAAAAGTAAACCCGCAGGAATTTGGACTTGAAGTATCACAGGCCGAAACAATTGAACAGGCTTTTATGCCAAAAATTATTGAACGTGATGGATATGCTGTTATTTATAGCGATCTGATAAGTAAAGAAATTGATCAGAAAGTTTGTGCAGAGGCAAGTGATTTGAGAAAAAAGCTCGTTAAAGTACGAACCGGAATTGCAGATATTCACAAAACGCAAAAAGCTTTTTTCCTTGCAGCTGGTCGTTTTGTTGACGCATGGAAAAACAAAGAAACTTTACCAATTGAGCAAATGGAATCAACGCTTCAAAATATTGAGAATTATTATATCAATATTGAAAAAGAAAAGGCCGCAAAATTGAAGGAAGAACGAATTGCCAGACTTTCAGAAGTTTCTGATAATACTGATTTGTTTCAGGTCGAACTTATGACAGATGCCGCATTTGAGGCACTTATCGAAGGTCAGAAGTTGGCAAAAGAAGCGCGTGTAAAAGCTGAACATGAAGCCGAAAAAGCCAGACTTGCAGCAATTGAAGCCGAAAAAGCCGAACAGGAACGTATCAGAAAAGAAAACGAAGCACTAAAAGCCGAAGCCGAAGCAAAAGAAAAGCAACTCGAATCCGAGCGCAAAGAGGCTGCTGATAAACTGAAAGCTGAACAGGATGCTGCTGAGGCTGCAAGGCTGAAAGCACAGGCCGAAGCTGAAGCAATACTAAAAACTGAGCGCGAAGAACGCGAAAAAGTTGAACGTGAATTGAAAGCAAAGCAGGTCGCTGAACTTGCAGCAAAACAAGAGGCTGAAAAAATTGAAGCTGCACGAATCGAAGCAGAAAAGAAGGCCGCAAAAGCACCGGATAAAGACAAATTAAAATCCTTTGTTTCATCAATTGTTTTGCCTGTATTTCCTGAACTTAAAACGCCTGAATCAAAACACAAAGCTGCTGATATATCGGCCAAATTCGAGGCGTTCAAATCATGGGCTATAAGTCAAATTGAATCAATCTAATCTAACAAAAACATCTGCGCTATCGGATTGACGGGCGAAAACCATGAAAACCAAACACAAATTAATGATTATCACAGCCACCATTTTAACAGTCCTTTATATGGTTCTGTTCAATCCGACACTGTTTAACCGATGGATTGCGGCCTGCCTATCGGTATTTCTGATCCTGATGTACATATTCCTTTACTCCCTATGCCGCTTATCCGGTGAGGCTTCAGAACGTGAAGAACGGATAAACCTAACAGCCTGGCGCAAAGGTCTGCAACGAAATGACCTGGTTCGTGTTGGCGGAATGGTTTACCGGATTGAAACGTTTCATCCTAATGGAGTAATTGAACTATTCAGATATTCAAACGGTAATAAGTTCGTTACGATTGATGAGGTTTGTCCGGTGGAGTGATTGCGGTATAACTAACGTATGGCGGTATGGTATGTGCGACTTGTACAGCCAAAACGCTCAGAATACCGAATAAACTTGTCGCATATATTATACCGCGTGTTAGTTGTCTGTAAAAAAATGATGCTCAATTTACCTAATCTTAAATAAAACATGAAAGTAATAACACTATACTCAGGAGGCAAGGATTCACAAGGATCGCTTATTTGGGCTGTTAACGAATACGGTGCTGAAAACGTGGAAGCATTAACACTTGATACTGTTTGGGAAAATCCAGTTACTTATCAGCATATTATTGATACATGCAAGCAATTGAACGTAAAACTTAATATTGCTAAATCTAAAAAGTATGACGGATTTCTTGATTTAGCAAAAAAGAAAGGTAGATTTCCAAGCATGACAGCAAGATTTTGTACTGAGGAATTGAAGCAAATACCCGCAATTGATTTTATTTTATCTCATGCTGAAAACCTAATTGTAATTGAAGGAATAAGAGCCAATGAATCAATTAAACGCTCGCACTTGAATCAGTTTTGTACGTTCTTTAAATATTATTTTGAGCCTTACGGAACTGATAAAAAAGGCAAAAATAAGTTTATGACTTACAGAAAAAAGGATATTATAAAATGGTGTGCCACTTATAATGCCGACAAAATAAGACCTGTATTTGATTGGACTGCTGAACAGGTAATTGATTACATAAGAGCAAACGGGCAAGAACCAAATCCGCTATACTTTCAAGGATTTAAAAGAGTTGGTTGTTTCCCTTGTGTTCACGAATCGCACAAAGGATTAAAATTAATAATTGATAACCACCCTGAACAATGGCAGAAAGTGAAAGATGCTGAAAAGTTTGTAGGTTCTGGATTTTTTAAACCCGATTACGTGCCTAAAAGATTTAGATCAAACAAGATTTACTCAAGTACTTCTGATATTGAAAAATACTTAAATGAAAAGAATGCAACATCAGATTTATTTGAAACAGATACACCAGGCTGCATGAGTGCCTATAATCTTTGTGAATAATGGAAAATGATTTAATTGGTTGCCCAGATAATAATCCGAAGTGTAAAGGATGGTATAAGGATAATGGAGGCGAAATAGATGATGATGAATACGGATGTTTATATAATACAGAGATTAATTGTGAAGATTGTATGTATGGATCAGGAAGCCTTAACCCAGAGCAGAATATTGTGCCGAGCATTGGTAACTCGTGAACCATATCATTTTTTTATTGCAACTAACGAGCCGATAACTGTCACTCCTTTTAATTGGCAGTTATACAATATGTTAGGAACTAATTTTACTTAATGAATTGTTAAATAAATAACTGCCACATTGACAAATATCAACGCAAACAGCTATAAATCTCATTAACAACTCAGAACCAATTACCGAGAAATAGACTAATTTAGAGGCATGAAATACGAACAGGAAACACGCTACGATCTGCGGGAAAAGCACGTAAAGAACCACATTAAACCGGTGTATTGTAAACAATGCCGCGAGGAATTGCAGCCGGACGATGGGGAGTATTGCGAGGAGTGCTGGGCGGAGGTGATGTATTTAGAAAGGAAGGGGGTGCGGGGTGGTAGGGTATAAAGACAAGCACGAATATATAAGTCCTACTGGCCTTAAAAGCGTGGTATATTTGATGGATTGCATGGAGGGAATGGCTCAGACGAAAGATAAAGAGTTTTGTTTAAGTTTGGTTGATCCGCCCTATGGGAACAATGATGCAATAGGTATAGTAAACGGAAACGGGCACGCAGCCAAAAGAAAAAACTATGAACTATTTAAAAATATTGCACCAAAAGCAGAATATTTTAAGGAATTAAAACGAGTTTCAAAACATCAAATAATTTGGGGTGGTAATTGGTTTGGATTAAAGGGTGGGTATTTGTGTTGGAATAAAAATGGAACTGCTTTTGGCGAAGCTGAACTTGCTTATTGTTCTATGTTTAATTCAGTAAGAATTTATGAATTTACTTGGAATGGTATGCTTCAGGGTGATATGAAAAACAAAGAGGTGAGAATACATCCTACGCAAAAACCGATTCAATTATATAGATGGATTTACGCCACCTACCTCCCAACCGGAGGCAAAGTCATTGATACCCACCTCGGAAGCCAAAGCAACCGGATAGCAGCATACGACCGTGGTAATATTGACTTTACGGCATACGAAACCGATCCGGATTATTTCGCTGAAGGTAACGCAAGATTTGAACGGCACCGGATAAAGTGCGAAGAACTTAAAGAACTTGGATTCGCTAAAACTGAACTATCGTTAATTAACCCAACCCTATTTTAATGAAACTACTAACAACTGGATTTCTACAGGTGTACTTTGTTGCAATTAACACCGTATTCCTATCACGATCAAATTATACCGGCGTACTTGTTGCTGCATTCCTTATTAGCTTCGTATGGAGTTGGAACGTTCACCGGATTTCGGTATCTACATGGAAAGAAAAAATAATTTATTCAGCCGGAGCCGCCTTGGGTAGCTTGGCCGGATTACTAACTACAAAACTCTTCTAATGAAAACCCTTCTAATGACCGACAACAGCCGAATAGTTGACACCGGCAAAGACATATACCAATATTACAAGCGGGTAGCGGTGCAGTACAAGCCGTGGGTGCTGGTCAGGTCAAAGGATAGCCGAGGAAAGCAGATGTATTTTGCGACTGAGGCGGAATTGATGGAATTTATTAATAACCAATAAAATAAACACTATGAAAATCATTTCAATGGCCAATACCAGCCCAAATTGGTATTACACAATGAAGGAACACGACACAACAGTCGAAGGTTCAAAACTAACAGGCAAATGCACCATTACTGGAATTTGCAGAGAAAACGCGCAAGTAGGTGATGTTTTGGATATGGGTAAAATATCCTATACTATCGAAAGTATTGAAAAACGCAATGCCGCCGGAGTGTGGAATAATCCGGAAGATGCTAAAGACGCATTTTTTACAGCTGAAACAAGTTTTACGCGGTTTATTAATTAATCAAATCACAATGGAAATCAAAGGACAATTCAGCAAACTAATCGAAACCAAAACCGGAGAAGGTAAAAACGGCAAATGGGAGGCGCAAACATTTATGATCGATGTACAAGGCCAGTACCCGAAAAAGCCTGTATTTGAACTATTCAACAATGCCGATGCAATAGCCGGATTGAAAGCGGGCGACACTATCATAGTTCACTTCGACCTTGATAGTTCGGAATGGAACGGGAAATACTTTGCAAAGGTTAAAGCGTTTAAGGTTGCGAGGGAACAGCAGTCAGCACAACCGGCATACCAGGCACCGGCGGCACAACAGGAACAGGGCGGAGGCGACCAGCTACCGTTCTAATCACAACAACCGGATGGCGGAATATGGCACAACACACTAAGGAGGAGTTGGTACCGAGTCGCAAGCCATGCGAGAGCTTCGCAGGTTCGAATCCTGCTCCGGTTGCTAAGATAATTTAAACCACTAAAACCAAAATAATATGAAAACCTTAATCAACCTTAATCACATCAATTCTGATAAAATATTAATAGATCAAAAAGGAGTTTTCTATGTGGTTGTTTCTACATTCTTTGATGATGAAAAGCAACTATGTACACTAAAACTAATCGAACTCAACGAATATTTTACTAACGTACAAATGACTGTTCCAATAGCCTCAAATAAGGAAAATGAATTTATATCTGTAAATGATACAAGTTTTGTTTATTGTTTTACAGAGATTGAACTGAGTAAAAAGCAGTTGTCAAAAGAAATTAATTCTATAATCAGGGACAAACTTAAACAATAATTATCAACAAACCACTAATTAACAGGGAAATTGTAGTATATTTACAATCGCAAATACTTCCAGAATGAACAACGCTTTAATATCTAAGGTACATAATTACAAATCCAGTAAGGTGGGGTCTGGAAGCCCGTGCAGCCTTCTGGATTTTGTTTTTGTGTGCCTTTTCCTCATATATGGCTAAAGTTACTCAATTCAAAAACGGTAAAAGTCCAGGTAATTTTATTATTCGGGATTCTGAAGACGTATTGAACGACATCAAAACGGGCGTTTATACCGCTCAAATTGATACATTAAATTCATTTGAATACGATTCACCAGAGCAAAAGGATTTCAAAACTACTCAAATTCCGGCGATTGGTTGGAACGGAGTTTTTACATACCGTGCAAACGATAAACTTGTAGAACATTCAGGATTAGTTGCTATTGATTTCGATCATATTCCTGAAGATGAATTTCAATTATATTTCGACAAGCTAAAATCTGATAAATATACTTATTCAGTTTTTAGAAGCCCGCGACGTGATGGGTTGAAGTGTATTGTAAGAATTAAGCCAGATATTCAATTACACAGGGCATTGGTTTGCGGGTTAAGACAGCATTACAATTCAAAGTATTATGACCATTTTGAAGACGAAAGCCGTTTATGTTTTATTAGCGTTGATCCGGATATTTACATAAATCTTAATGCTGAAGAGTGGAACACGCCGGAAAGGGTAAAACAGTCAAACAATAAAAAATCAAACGAAGGTGTTAGTAGTGATATTTCAGGGGTAATTAACAGGCTGATAAAGTGGGAGGAAAATAAAGGAATGTATTATGTAGATAGAAACAAACATAAGTTTTTAGTTTCTATTTTCGGTGCTACATGCCGGTTTGGAGTTAAAGAAGATGATTCAGTTGATTACCTATACAATAAGCTAAATGAATCGAATGAAACTGAATTTGTCAACAAATCAGACTATATAAAAATAGCACGAAGTTCATATATAAACTTTGCAGATCAGTTTAATACCGAAAAATTTACTGAGGCTCCCAAAGATAACATTCCTATTCAAATTGAAGTAGAAGACGAAGACCCGCAAAAGCCTTCATTTCCTATTGATGTATTCCCAGAGGATATAAGAAACTTAATTTATCAGCTAAATTCGGCATTGAATTACAGTAAGGATTATTTAAGTATCGCCATAATGTCGACATTTGCCACGCTTAACGGGAATAAGTTTAAGTTAAAAGTAAAAAATGAATGGATTGCGCCTACTATATTTTGGTTTGCGGCAGTTGGTGAACCTGGAGTTAATAAAACCCACCCGCTAAAATCTATACTTAAACCGATTGCAAAAATTGATTCAAAAAGTAAAGATGAATACGATTCAATAATGAAGTCATTAAGTGCTGAAGATAAAAAGGACGAAACTAAAAAGCCTAAGTTTAAGCAAATAATAATCAACGATTATACATTAGAGGCTTTACATAGTATTCACGATATTAACAAGCGCGGAGTATTGCTATACCGTGATGAGTTAATTGGGTTCCTTAAAGATATGAATAAATATCGTAAAGGATCAGACGAACAGTTTTGGCTTGAATCATTCAATAATAACAGCTACATAGTTAACAGGGTAACGAAAGACCCGTTAATGATTGAATTTGCGAACATCAATATTATTGGAACTATTCAGCCGGAACTATTGAGCCAGGTAATTAAAGAACATGCCGGAAACGGTTTAACTGATCGGTTCCTATACACGACAAACGAAACAGAAATATTTCCATTGAACACATCAGACGTTAACGAGAGATGGGTAGATTGGTGGAAGGATATAATGACCGGTTATAATCAATGGAGTGAATTTTTAGATAAGTACGATACTAAAATAGTAAATCTAACACCTATAGGAATGGAAGAGTTAATTTCTTCAGATTCAAATTTATGTGAACTTCAAAAGCGATCAGATACTACTTATTATATGCGAAACTATATAAGTAAAATGAGGACTTATTTGCCACGTTTCAGCCTATTAGTTTGCCTGATTGAAGTATATTTGACCGGCTGCACGTTTATAGTTGATATTGACCACGTAAAGAAAGCCAACAAAATAATTAATTACTTCATGGATTCGGCTAAATTCGTATTCAACGATGCTGATAAAACTGACGAAATAGAATCTGTTTCAGTTAAGTTGAATGGTAAAACGAAAGCCGAAAAAATAGAGGCACTCCATAAAATGAAATACAAACAGTCTGATATTGCCAAAAAGTTGAAAGTGTCAGATGCTTACGTTAGTAAAATTTTGAAATTGGTTAAGATTTAGTTAACCTTTTGGTTAACACTCAACGCTTAGAGAGAGTAAGCATTGATGCCAAAAGTTAACCAGGTTAAGTTAACTTTTTTCTAACGTGAAATAATAATAATAAATATATTATATAGTTTAGTTAACTTTAGTTAATAAATTACATGTAGCCTTAGATACTCTAAGGATTACGACTTAACTAAAAGTTAACCATTGGTTAAGACTTAGTTAACTTTTATGAAACCTGAAGAAAAATATAGAAACGCAATTGATCCATTCTTTGAAAAATACTTTAATGTAGAAAGAGAAGTATGGAGCACTGAAAATCGCAGGATAGATTACGTACTACAATGTAAAATATCGAATGCGTTATTCGGAGTTGAAGTAAAGCACAGCGAACACATGAGGGGCGAAAAAATGGGAGCTTATTTATTACAGGCTCACGATTATTCAAAAATGTTTTGGGACACTAAATTTGCACCTGGACCAGTTAAACTACAAATATTTATTACTCCTGCATTAAGTAACACAGTAAAACAAGTAATACCGGAAAGTAAACTAATTTTGCAAAGGAGATATTCGGGCGGAATACAGACAAATGAAGATGCTGAATATTATCAGGCATACCATAGAAGCGACCATGAACACACAAATATTAATAGTTGGCTTTCTGCTTTTGGAATTGGTGAAATAAGACAATTAAATCAAGGTTATGTTATTTTTAGCTACAATAATAAAATAATCTGGAGATCAAAATACGAAAGACTACACGAAGTAAATTATAACTTTTACCAAAACAAATTAACATGCTAACCGACCGCCACGCCCTAAAACGCCTCCAATCAATCAAACACCAGATCGACTGCCAAGAACACCCGAACGTCCCACCGGCATACATCCCATTGTGTAAATTCACACTCACCAGAACAAACGACATTGAGCGGGCTATTGTGCTTTGGTTCAAGTTGCACGGTTACAAGGCCGAACGGGTGAAAGTGCAAGGTCGCAAGATAGGTTCTGACGTTGTGTATCACAATCCGATTACCGGCAAAGTTCAGGTAATCGACAAAGCCAAATACATACCATCTTCAGGCGCGAAAGGTTCGGCGGATATTTCGGCTACGTGTCGGGATAAGGAGGGGTATGTAATGTCGTTGAGGATTGAGGTTAAGAATACATACACCAGGGACGTTATAAGACATGACCAGATCAAGTACAAAGAAGAACACGAGAGATCAGGAGGGACTTATATCATTGTGCATACTTTCGGGGAGTTAATGGAGTGGACGTTTGAGAATGTGGGAGGGATTGATAAACCAATTAATATTTAAAGCCATGACAACAAGAAAACAGATTGTAAAAAAAGCGGAGAAATTAAACGCTATTATCAAAAAAGCAAAATCAGAATTAATTGAATTACAAAAACAGGATTATCTATTATGTGATAAACAACAATGGTTTACCGAAAAGGAAGAAACAACCGGACGCGGTAAACATAAAAAAACTCGATTGATAGGTAGAGTTCATTGGATGCAATCTTTTCACGATGAAGATATTGAAATGCATATAGAATTTGAAAGGTCGCATATAGTTCGAATTGATGGAGTATGGCAGTTTTAACCATTGACAAATATCAACCGAAACAAGTATAAGTATCATTGATGCAAGAGAATCAATTTAGAGATTAATTAGTAATTTTGGAGGTATGAATATACTAAGTTTATTTGATGGAATGTCTTGTTTGCAAATAGCACTCAAAGAACTTGAAATACCAGTTTCAAAGTATTGCTATTCAGAAATAGATGTTCATGCAATTAAGCAAACACAACTTAATTTCCCGGACGCTATACACGTTGGCGATGTTACTAAATGGCGTGAATGGGATATTGATTGGAGTAAAGTTGATTTAATTGGGGGCGGTTCACCTTGCCAGGGATTCAGTTTTGCCGGAAAGCAATTAGCCTTTGATGATCCTCGAAGTAAACTATTCTTTGTGTTTGCTGATATTCTGGCTCACTGCAAATCACTTAATCCGGATGTAAAGTTTTTACTTGAAAATGTGAACATGAAAAAATCACACATGAAGGTAATTTCTGACTATGTGGGAATACTTCCGGTAACATTAACAGCAACCTTGTTTCCGCTCAAAATCGGGATAGGTGGTACTGGACTAATATTAAAACCGAAAGAAAAGGCTTGTTTGGTGATTTGTATTCAGGCATACCACAACCGAAAGACAAGGGAATTATTTTGAAGGATATTCTGGAAAGTGAAGTTGATGAAAAGTATTACATCAGTGATAAGGTAATTCAGAGAATAGCCACAAATCAGCAATCACAGTTTATTTCCACTACCGGTAAATCGCCAGCACAAAGAAGCTCAACAGGTAGGAGTTTGGATTCAAAACACAATTACCAGATTATAAATATTGACGGTGAATTAAAATCCAATCAGGACAAGGCAGCTTGTTTTACTGCCGGGGCGCACTCAGGTGGTAATCATTCGGATATGGATTTAGTTTGTATTGAGCAGCGTTCACATGGATTTAATAAAGGTGGATTGCATTTTGATAAATCACCCACCGTGCAGGCTTCGCATGATTGGGCCGGTAATAATGTTGTATGTGTTCGTTTTGGTCGATCAGAAGAAGGTAAAAGAATCCGCAAAGAACACAAGGGAAAAGATTACACCCCTTTTCAGGCAAAGGAAATAGTAGGTTTCAATACCGAAAAAATGAATACGGTTACCTGTGCGACAACAAAGGATAATCTGATAATGCAAATAAATCCATCAATAGAATCCGGTGGGAAACAACCATATCAACAAAACCGTATCTATGACGAAAACGGAATAATGCCAGCTGTAATGACTGAAAATAGGGGTAACGTATTAACTCAATCCAGGATCAGGCGCTTAACCCCTACCGAAGTTTCCCGATTGCAGACTATACCCGATTGGTACGTGTGGAAATGTTCCGATACTCAGATATATCGAATGTGCGGGAACGGATGGACGGTTGAAGTAATTAAACACATTTTATCATTCATATAAACTAATCACTACACCCCATGACCCCATACTCCGCCCCAGGCATCATTCAACTAACTCCAGAATCAGCATGCAGTCTTATAATCGGATCGTATTTCGGAACTACGTTTGAAGCCGTATGTAAACGAGGCCGGCATAAGGAAGAAACCCTAATACGCCAGGCCATGCAGACATGTTTGAGTCGGTACAGTTCGATATCATTGGGAGAGATAGGACGGATGACAAACCGCGATCATGCAACGGTGCTAAACTCGAAGCGAAACATTGAAGCGGATGAGTACATGAAACAGAAATACGGTACTGAATCGGGATTGCTGATCGTTTACCGTAGGTTTGAAATGCACTACTGCAATATGATGAACCCAAAACGGCACTATAGGAGTTATAAAGATGAAATAATTAATATGAAATGATATGTTTGAGACAGGAATAATTCTTTTAATTTTAAATGTTGCTTTTGCAATAATAAGCTATTTTAACAAAAGCTATAAAACAGCAATGTTTAATTCGTTTATAGCTGGAGTTCTTTTTGCAGCTATATTGTCAATTAATTAATACGAAAATAATATGAAACCCACCGACCACCTCCGCGCAATCCTATTAACAGTGATAATCTTCTGCCTGTTCCTATTCCATCAGGCACACGGCCAGTCAATAACACCGGCACTATACTACACATCAGAACGACAAGCCGGAGCCGGAATATCGTTTACTATCCCATCCGGTTACGGTGCAGGCATTTCGTGCTACAATGATGCGACATGGAAAGGGCAAGATACAACGTATTTTAAAAACGGAACGATTTTAAGCCTATCTAAGCGACTTTTTCCAACGTTTGGGGTAAGTATAGGGGCGGGACGTTTTGAATCGTACAGGCACGTATCTAATAACGAATACGACCAGATTAAGCGGTTTGCAGTGTACCAGGTTGGATTTGATGTAAAGGTATGGCGGGAAGTAAGTATTTTGGGAGGGGTGCTGTTTGGGGGAGAAGTGTTGCAGGTTTATTCTGGGGTTGGAGTTAATGTATTTAAAACGAAATAAGATGAAAGCACAGGAATTGAGGCTGGGTAATATAATATCCAGAATGCACGATATTAATGAGCCGGTTATAGAAATAGTTGATATGTTTACAATTGATTGGATAAATAGAAATCCAAACAATGAAACATATAAACCCATACCACTCACTGAAGAATGGTTGTTGAAGTTTGGGTTTGAGAAGAAAGGTAAAAGAATATCAAAAGGATGGTTTTATTTATGGGATGAAAATGGTATAGTTGTTTTTGCATTGGCTGAAATGCAAGATTATACTGGTTGCTATCTAAAAATCAAATACGTCCACCAACTCCAAAACCTTTATTACGCACTAACAGGCGAAGAACTATGTATCAAATAACCGGCTACGTCATAATAAACGGAGAAAAGACCGTTAAACGAATTTTCAAACCAGTACATATACGTTCTATTGCAGAGATAGATACATACCAACAACGAAAGCAGCGTTTAATACAGCGGCGTTATAAGTGTCCCATTACTGTATTTGTGGACTATAAAGTGCCGATACCGGAGCATATACCACACAGGTAATTTATAAACAAATCAACCAAACGGGGAAAAAGTAGTTAAATTTGCAGGATATGGCAGCAGGATTAAATAATAAGAACGCAGAAAAATGGACAGTTAAAGAAACTGAATCTGTTTTCGATAAGGCTATTCTGTTATCAATGGATGATGAATATGATTTTATTGGAGAGATTGCCAGAGATTTGCAAATTAGCCGCCACACATTTACATATTTGTCCGGTAAATATCCAGAATTACAGCAAAAGTATGATCTGATATTAAGCAACTTGGAAGCCAATTGTTTTAAACACACAAAAAAAGAAACTATAAACGTTGCAACAGGTATAGTAAATTTGAAATCTAACTATAAATGGACTGACCGTCAACAAGTTGACACCAATATAAGTGTCAACGAGGACACTCAAAAAGCCGTCCGCACCTTCATGCAAATGATAACCGATGAACCTGAATAGTTTATTAACCAAACGGCAGCGCACCGCACTAAAGAAGCTGTACAGCAATGATACAGCTTTTTTATTATATGGCGGAGGTGCCGGAGGTGGAAAGACCTGGCTGGGATGCTTCTGGCTTTATTCTGTTTGTGTTGCCTATCCAAAATCGCGTTGGTTTATTGGCCGAGATTCGTTGAAGGACACCCGCGAATCTGTTTTAATAACATGGTCAAAAGTTGCAGAGCGTTACAACTTTACAGGGTGGAAGTATGGCGAAAATGAAATACAGTTCGATAACGGTTCAGTAATTTCATTTCTGGACTTATCGTTTTATCCGGTTAAAGATCCGTTTTTTGAAAGATTAGGATCGAAAGAATATACAGGGGGCTGGATTGAGGAAGCCGGAGAAGTCAAATATGATGCGTTCGATGTGTTAAAGTCTCGTATAGGTAGACACATGAATGACAAGCATAAACTATCCGGTAAGATGCTGATAACGGCAAACCCGAAAAAGGGATGGCTATATAATGAATTCTATAAGCCGAAACAATCCGGAACACTGCCAGAAGGGTATGAGTTTATACAGGCGTTGCATACTGACAACGATAAATTACCAGGTGCAGCTGTTGATTCATTGCACCGTATAACTGATGTAGTGAAGCGGCAAAGGTTGTTAATGGGTGATTGGGATTATGACGATGATGATAACAGCCTGATACCATATAATAAAATTATGGATTGCTTTACCAATTCATTTGTTGAAGAAGGTGAGCGATACATAAGTTCAGACGTTGCAATCACTAACGACCTATTTGTAAATATTGTTTGGTCAGGTTTGCGTATTATTGAGATAGTGGCAATCAGAAACATATCAAAGCAGATCGGCTCAATTGTAGATGAACAGGTTGTTACACATACAGACTTCACACCGCTATTGCAGGAATATGACCGCATGGCCAGAGTTTATAAAATACCACGCAGTAATATAGTTTATGATGCTGACGGGATAGGTCACAAACTCCGCTCGCTGTTGGCCGGAGCGGTTGGATTAAACAACGGTTCGCCCGCTATTCACTCAGGCGAATACTTTAACCTTAAATCTGAACTTTATTACCTGTTTGCCGGAATGGTAAACAGTAATGAGATTTATATTCAGGCTTCACTTACTACAGATATGAGGGATAGGCTGATTAGTGAGATGCAAGCAATCAAGCGTACCAGTTCAGAAGGGGAGAAATTACGTATTATGCCAAAATCAGAAGTTAAGCAGATATTAGGACATTCGCCAGATTTGACGGATGCGATAGTTTACAGGCTGTTGTTCTGGTTGACAAGGAAGAAATAAACAAACCACAAATATATGAGATAACCACCGCACCCCCACAGCCGAACCAAATCTAAAGAAGTCAGGTAAACGAATTTAATATTTTAGTAGGCGAATTAACCGCTATTCTCTTAGAGGGTGGCGGTTTTTTTATCAACAAATTACACAAAACTATTAAACAGATTTATATTTGCAATAATTTAACTGCAAGTGATGGGGTTATTCAGCAAGAAAAGTAAGGTTACAAAGGAATTACAAACAGGGTACACATGGCCAATTAATAGCCAGTCCCCTGTTAATTTGACTTACTACACCCCTGGATTCGGTAGGAAATACAATTCGCTTGCATTGATTGAATTGTATAATAAAGTTGGTGCAGTTAACGCTATAATAAACTATATTGCAACACGTTGCGCTGAATTACCGGTTCAGCATGTACGATATCTAAGCAACGGCAAAAAGAAAGTATTAGGCGAAACTGAACAGCTGAAGCGATTACAAAACCCGAATAAGAATCAAACGCAAAACACATATTTAGAATCAGTTTACGCAAATATATTGATTCATGGGAATGCACCGGTTTGGCAGTTTAAAGTACCTGGATTTGAAGCACCACAACGAATTGAATTATTACCTACTCATAATGTTTATGTAATTCCTGAGAAGTCGCAGGATTTATATGGAACACCAACAACAGGAACAGATCCGCGCTTCAATGACGTTAAAACATATAAACTGTATATTAACGGTAAGTTCATTGACATCCCGATTGAGGAAATGATTTACATTAAGCGGCTCAATCCAAATCGTACCGGTGCAGATTGGTATTATGGAATGTCGCCACTTTATGCAGCCACCCGAAACATTGATATACTGTCAGGCATTTACGATACCATTAACACGGTAACACAATATAAGGGGGCGTTAGGATTTATTAAGAAAATTGCTAGGGCTGGTCAGATTGACATGATGATGGACTCGAAAGAAAAAGATCTGGCAGAAGAAAAACTATTAAGTTACGGCACGAAATCCGGCCAGCGTTCTGTTTTTGTAACTCCTTATGATTTACAATGGGTAAGGATGGATTCACCGATCAGCGACTTCATGCCTGTTGAAATGGATGAAAAGCAATTTGGCCATTTATGTAATCAGTTTATGATAAGCGATATATTGCTTAATTCAAAACTACAAAGCACATTCAACAACACCAAAGAGGCTGAAATCAAATCATATCAAAATGCGTTTATGCCGTTGGTTCAGAACGTTCTAAACTCACATGCAGTAGGTTTTGGGATGTCAGAACGTAACGAATGGTTTGAAGCTGATTATTCCGGAGTAGCATGTTTACAGGAAGATGAAAAGCTAAAATTTGAAGCAGCAGAAGCAAAGCGGGCATATTATCAAAGCCTTTACGATTCGGGATTAATTACAAAGAATCAGATTTTAACCGGTTTAGATATGCCAGAAAACACCGATCCATCATTTAACGAATTAAAAGATGAAACAGAAACTGACACCGGAACAGATCAGGCAACTGAAACGGGAACGGGAGAAGATAATCAAGACGAAACAAACAATTAAGAAATGATACATATACCTGATTTTGCAAAGAAAGAGGATTTGTTTAGCTGGTTGAAAGCTAACAAATCAATGCTTATCGCAGCAAAGAAAAGCCAATTAAAACGGGCTGATGCTGTTTCGTTTCTTATGATTGCTGAATCAGGAACCGAAATAATTACCAAAGCAGAAGCAAGGCCAGAGCTGTTAGATATGGGCGAATTCCCTGTTAAGGTAGTTATCAATACAACAAACATATTTGATTCACATCGTGACGTTCATATACCTGGATTGTGGAAAAAATCACTTTCAGAAAAGAAAGATAACTATCTGATTCAGGAACATGAAATGTCTTTCGAGAATATAATTTCAGACCGCGTAAAAGCATATACTAAAACTCTTTCTTTTGCTGAACTTGGATTTTCGTTTGCAGGAATAACAGAGGCATTGATATTTGATGCAATCGTAGAACTTGAACGCAATGAATATATGGCTGAACAATACGCAAAAGGACGCGTAAAGAATCATTCAGTCGGGATGCAGTATATTAAACTCGAACTTGCTGTTAACTCAGAAAGCCGCTATGATGCAGAAGAAAAGGCCGTCTGGGACAAATACATAGATCAGATTGCAAATCGTGAAGCAGCCGAAGAAGTAGGATATTTCTGGGCGGTAACAGAGGCAAGGCTAATTGAAGGTTCAGCGGTTGTAATGGGATCGAATTTTGTTACACCAACTTTACAAATAGGAAAACAAATAGCACTTGAAAACAGCCGCGAAAGCACTGAGGGAGAGCCGCACACATCAAAAATAGATTACTCTAAATTAATTAATCTTAAATTCTCAAAACAATGAAAAACAACAAATTAAAATTTATGAACCGCAATAAATATATTGCACTTGGTGTGCTGTCACTCATCGCGGTTATGCTGCTTATCATGGCTCCGGCTGTTGGTTTGGCTGCACTGGCATTCGTGCCTATTGCCGGATTGACAGATCAGGAAAACGAACTTGTAAAAGCTATTCAGGAGCAGTTTGAAACTGAACTTGAAAAAGTAAAGAAGGGTTATATTTCAGCCGAAAAGGCCGAAGAAATCCTGAACGCTAAAATCGCAAAGATGCAGGAAGGTTCTGTAACATCAGAGCAACTGCAAACAGCTATCAAAGAGTTTAACGACAAACTCATAAAACAATGGGAAGAAGTTACCAAACTTACTACCAAGGAATCGAAGCCAATTGTTAAACGTTCATTCCGTGAAGCTGTAAAAACTACTATCATGCAATCGGAAAACGTTGAAAAATACGTGGACGGCGCAGGAAATGAGCGTTACAGGATCAAAGGTTTATCAAGTCCTAAAGCTGAGATTGAATTTAAAATAGCTGTTGATATGAATACAGCTAATGCCGTTCGACCTGGTGGTAGTCCCGGTATGTCGGTTGGATCATTAACTGATTACGGAATGACACCGCAACAGTTGCCGCTTACAATGAACACTCACTTTATCGGGGCGTTTACTTCACAGTCTACAACTGAAAAGTATTTCGGTGTTATCATTGAAGGTACTGAAACAGACGGTGCAGACGTAAAAGCAGAAACAGACGTTGCCGGTGATAGTTCATATTTGTTCAGCACAAAGGAATTCAAAGTGTTTGATTTCGCTGTTAAATTCCGCGTTCACCAGAACACACTTGATGACCTGGATAATGTGATGAACCGCATTGAGACTGTTGGAGTTGATCGCTTACTTTCAAAAATTGACGCTTATGTTTTGGGTACAGCCGGTGATAATGCCGCAACTCCGTGGGGATTGCATAACGCTGGTTATTTTACAGCTTATGACCTTGCACTTCGTGCCGGCGAAGTTGTGACCGCAAACATTGTTAACGTTATCAAAAACGGTGTACTGCAAGCAAGGAAACTTAATCGCATGGTTGACACCGTTATCCTGAACAGTTCCGATGCCGCTGAGATTGAAGATTTGAAAGATGCAAACAGCAACACCGTTGCACTTGCTGGTATCAGATTAGATGCTACCGGAAAGCTGGCATACATTTACGGTCTTCGCGTGTTGATAAACGACAACGAAGTAACCAACACTTTCACACTTTGCAACTATGCCGAATCGGTGCAGTTTGGTTTGCGTGAAGATATGGGCGTTCGTATGGGATACGATCAAACTACTGACTTCAGCAAGAAGATCGTAACTATTCAAATCGAGGCACGTCTGGCAGTTGGTTTAGGTCATGCCGAAACTATCATTTACTGTTCAGATATTGCCGCCGCTGCAACTGCTTTAAGCGTCGTATAATATGAAACATTCTGTAAGAAGGGTTGAACTTCTTGAAGAAATGGGTAAACTGGCAAAGGGTCAAATCATAACACTTGATGCGACCCTTGCCGGAAAACTCATAAAAGCAGGAAAAGCAGAATTGGTAAAAGATGGCAAACCAATTGACCCACAAAAAAAGCCAAAAGCAAAAAGAGTAAGTAAACCTAAAAACATAAAGAAATGAAAAAACTCATAACATTATTCATGCTAATTGCACTGGCATTTGCTGTGCAGGCGCAACAGGGTAAACAATTAACGTTTACACCAGCTACAAATGATTCGCTTGTCGGGGCGGTAACAAAATATTGCACCCTATCCACTCCAATAACAGGCCAGTGGTCAGCATCAATTTATATTTATCTGGATCAGTCTGTTGTAGGGACAGACAGCACCCGCGTAACGGTTGAAGGTTCACAGGATAACGTTACTTTCTACGCGATGAACATGGGAACTCCATACTTAGGTGGAACCGCCGCGATTCGTGCAGCCGGTTATTATGTTACTTGTACCGCCGGAGATGCCTGGATTATGTGGAATCCTACTTGGTATATTGCGCCACCTTACCTCAGATTGAAGGTACAGCACTATGTAGCGACTGCATCCGTAAAGATTACAAAGGCTAATATTTACCTGAAACGATAATCGAATTATGGCACTGATTGACAGTACATATTTTATCAATGATATAAACCTGAATATCGGGGTGTATAGCGATTTAACTCAGTACATCGATAGGTTTGAAAAGGAGGTTTTAATTGGCCTGCTTGGATATACCTTGTACAGTGAAATGATGGCCGCTTATGCCTTACTACCCGGAACACCTTTACCTACAAAATGGGATCGACTAATAAACGGTTATACATACGGTTATAACGGGGTTACGATCAGGTGGAACGGGTTGATTAATTCGGATAAGGTTTCATTCATTGCATATTATGTGTACTGTCAATATTTAAAGGCTCAACAATTCGATTATCGTTTCAGGTAAATATT